CGAAGAACTGGAACGCAATGTTAAAGTCTACACTCGATGGTATCGATGTGATGACGATGGCGAACGTGTTCACTGGAAGATGTATCAGGAGATCAACGGTAAAGTTGTTCCCGGTTCAGAAGGTCGCTTCCCTGTAGATAAACCTCCGTTCATGGCACTCCGTTGGAATGCTGTTGACGGCGAAGACTACGGTCGCTCATATGTCGAGGAATATCTTGGTGATCTTATCTCGCTTGAAGGTCTCTCTAAGTCCATCGTTGAGGCTAGCGCAGTAGCAGCCAAGGTTGTCTATCTGCTTAATCCCAACGGCCTGACTCGCCTTAAGGATGTTACCCAAGCTGAAAGCGGTGACGTTATCCTCGGCAAGTCTGATGACCTTTCGTCTGTAAAGTCTGACAAGCAAGCAGATATGCGTATTGCATACGAAGCTGCTAAGACGATTTCTGAACGGTTGGCTATGGCGTTCTTGATGAACTCCGCTGTCCAGCGTCAAGCTGAGCGTGTGACTGCTGAAGAAATTCGCTTCATGTCCGCTGAGCTTGAACAGATACTTGGTGGCGTCTACTCCGTGCTTTCGCAGGAGTTCCAGCTACCTCTTGTCAATCGTTTGATGGACCGTATGACACGATCCAAGCGTTTGCCTGCTCTACCAAAGGGCGTGGTCAAACCTGCTATCGTCACTGGTCTTGAGGCTTTGGGACGTGGACACGATCTAAACAAATACATGTCACTGCTGCAAGCTCTACAGCCGCTAGGCCCAGAGATACTTATGCAGTTCATGAATCCCGGCGATTATATTTCGCGTGTTGCCACTTCTCTTGGCATAGACGCAGCCGGTCTAGTCAAATCGCAAGAGGAAATCCAAGCCATGCAGCAGCAGCAAATGCAGCAGCAGATGTTGCAGATGGGTGGCGATCTTGCGGGTAAACTCGGCCCTAACGTTATTAAGGGCATTTCTGACAGGGCAGCAAGAGAAGATCAGGGACAGCCTGATCAAGAACAAGCTGCTCCTACTGAAGGATAAAATTTTATATGGGTGAGACTCTATCTGTATCTATAGATACCTCAAAGGATGTTGCACAACCGACGCTCGAAGAAGAAGCCGCTAAGTACGACAACTTCGATTCTTCTGCTGACGACCGTCCAGAGTGGCTACCCGAAAAGTTTAAGTCTCCAGAAGATATGGCAAAAGCCTATTCTGAACTGGAGCGTAAATTGGGTTCCCGTAACACTACACAGGAGGAAAATGTTGAGCAGTCGGATGAAGAACCGGAGGGGCAGAATGTTGATGATGCCAGCGAAGGAGATAACGACGACGAAGAGACCGAAACGGTTGAACAAACAGCTCGACAGGTTACTGAGAAAGCCGGACTTAACTTTGATGAGCTTTCTACCTCCTATTGGGAAAACGGAGAACTCAGTGACAGCCAGTACAAAAAACTAGAAGAAGCTGGCATTCCTAAGTCGCTTGTTGACCAGTTCATTACGGGTCAGGAAGCACTTATTTCATCAACACGTCAGAGTGTGTTTAACTCAGTCGGTGGAGAAGACAATTACAACGCTATGACTGAGTGGGCTTCTGACAATTTCTCTGAGGATGAAATCTCCGCATACAATGCGGCAGTAAACGGTGGAAACACCGCATCCGCTATGATGGCCGTCAAAGGTTTGAAGGCCCGCTTTGATGCAGAGGTTGGCTTTGAGCCTTCTCGTGAAGTTCGTGGACAGACTGCTAAGGCAGGTGCGAGCGTATATCGCTCAGTTGCAGAACTAGAGAAGGACATGAGTGATCCTCGTTATAAGGAAGACCCTGCTTTCCGTCGAGACGTTGAAAGAAAGCTTGGTCGATCCGACATTTTCTAAATGAGGTAATTTATGGCTCGCGACTACGCAAAGGAATACCGTGATTATCACAGTAAACCTTCACAGAAGAAACGACGCGCTGGTCGCAATAAGGCCAGACGCCTCATGATAAGGAAGGGCAAAGCTCGCAAAGGTGATGGTAATGACGTTGATCATGCAAATCATAACACCTTGGACAACCGCCCTTCTAATTTGCGCATTATGTCAAAAGGCAAGAATCGCGCAAAACATTAAGAACAGAAACTACCTTCCGGCCCGACGATACGCTCTGCGGAGTTAACAATAGGACAACTGGTATGGTGATTGAGTTCTACTAATTTTCAACTCAACTCACATAATTTTCGGAAGGAAAATATATTATGGCAGACGCAACCCCTTCACGGGTCGGTCAACAGCTTGGTACTGGTGACGCTCGTGCTTTGTTCCTGAAGGTTTTCTCAGGAGAAGTCCTGACGACTTTCAATGCAAATACTATTATGAAAGACAAGACTCGCGTTCGTAACATTTCGAGCGGCAAGTCAGCTCAATTTCCTGCGGTAGGCAAGACCGTTGCGGAGTACCACACTGCTGGTGCTGAAATCACCGGCAACGTGATCCAGCAGGACGAGAAGGTCATCACCATCGATGATCTGCTCATTGCAAACACCTT